TCAATGTCGGATTGGGGAATTTTCAGCGGTCTACTATTCGGATGAAGATTGGTAGAGGTGAGTGGGATGCCGCTGCCGAAGCATTTATGAGTTGGACAAAGGCTGGCGGGAAAGAGCTGCGTGGCCTTGTGCTTCGTCGCACTGCTGAACGCAAGCTCTTTGAGACTTCTATCGAGACAGAATCTTGATAACAACGATGAATGTGACTGCTGGAATGATTAGTCCAGCAAACAAGAGCGCAATGATGTTAATGACGTTTTCCAATTAGATGCTCCTTTGCTTCGCCTAGTGTTTCAAAGTATTCATCACAGACCTTGCATCGCCACAAGATTTGCCTTGTGACTTTTGCAAGGTTCTGTTCTCTACCCTGATAGCCGCTGAGAACCCTTGAGTCGCCCCGTAGCGACATCACGCTCTCTAAGTTTGATGGCAACCTTGCATTTGTTTTCATTTGTCTTTGGTAGCGGCTTCGGTTTTTGTTTTTTCTTCTGCTCCTGTTTGGGCCAAGGTGCATTCGGCGCTAGTACGGTCTTGAATACGGTCAAATTCTTCATCTTCTTCTTTTGTCCATTGAATGTTGTCATAGCCACTTGACCATTTCTTTTGGTCTGTTGGGCGCATAGCTCCGCCTTTTCCCGCTTCGCTGTACTTCGTCATTTCTTCACCCCTTTTGGCATCCCTGCCTTTGAGTAAACATAGAAATCAGTGTTTTCTAGTGATGGTTTTTTAGAACGAGCCAAAGAACCAAACTTTTTTCCGTTGGCTTTTTGGTCTGCTTCCTTGCGAATGGTTAGCATGAACTCTGGCATATACGTTTTGACGTAAGCAGGATGGAATGCGTTGATGCTCATAGCAGCTCCCATCCGAACACAACTGACAACCAAAGAATCTTGCATAGAAGCCCAAGGCCAACAAGAAATATCGCCGTAAACATAACGCTTGTTACAAGGTCTAAAAATGCTTTCACCAGAAAATCTAATCTAAAAAAGCCGCGACTACGACAAGCATAAACAAAATGTGAGTGTCAGTTATTGGCATTTCATAATCCTCTGCTGACGACCTGAGCGGCCAACTCTCGTTCCTTCGATTTTGATGTAACCCTTCTCCAGAAGCGCTTTGTATCTCGCTGTCACGCTTGAATAGGGGAGCGTGGGGAAAAGTTCTAGAACTTGGTCGCTTATACATCCGTTGTCTCCAAATGATTTGATGGCTTCGTAGACCATCTTTTCCATCTTTGTTGTGTCTACTTTTTCTGCTGCTTCAAATGATGTCTGTGGGTCGTTTCTGCGAAATAGTTTTGCGATGTGTGTTCCGAAATTCATCATGTCATATCCTGTTTTATAGGTGGGGGTACTCGCTGCACTGCAACGCCTGACTTACTGGCTAAAGAGCCAACCATTTAGGTAATAGCGCCACAGCATCCGCTTTCCCCCCGTGAAACTTACTTTGTTTCGTCGATTTCCATTTGGTCTGGAGACTTTGCATTTTCCACTGAGCAACCTTTGCCGATTGCTTCAACCAAATCATCCTGTGTTGCCACACGGAGAGTCAGCATAGAGTTTGCAACATGGGACAAAGCCTGTGAGCGAACACTTGCCTTGACCAATCGAATGTCGCCACTTGGAGTGCCGACCAAATAAATGCGCTGTGTAGCCATTTTCTTTTCCTATCTTATTTGAATGCTTCGTTTTTGGCCGCAACCATAGCGAGAGCTGTATTTTTAGCCGCCTGAACAACTGCAATAGGGTCAACATTCACGCCAAATGGAATTTGTGTGAGGATGCCCTGTGTTGCAAAAGCAAGGAACATTTTAAAGTCTTCACGGTCTGATTCCGCGACTTCGGGTTGAGTCTGTTCTGTCATATTTCTCACTTAATGGTTAAACGGTCTTTAGTGACGATGTGAGCGCCTTCGATTTCTTTGCCATCCATCAAGGCTTGCTTGACTTTTGACTTAGAAACCTCTGGAGGTTTTGGTTCGTCATAAAACTCAGGGGGTAGTGTTGCTTCATCGTCAATCACAACGGAACTGTCGCGATTTAAATACAGCTTCACTTTAAATGACCCATCATCCGCCAAGAACTCAGTCCTACCCACCGCCCTCATTTGTTCGGAAAGGTATTTCTTCAATCGTTCGGATTTTTTCTTATGGGCATCTCGCAGTGCCGTAACTCGTTTAAGTACGGCATTTGCCTGTTCCACTTCCAATTCTGTGTTCAGAATGTAAGCGGCGACCTGTGACAGCTTATCGCTAATCTGGTCATGTAGCTCCTCAAAGCGAGGTGTCATCACCCCGTCTTCGTCGAACATTTCGTCAATGCTTTGACGAAACTCGTTAGTTAAAGCGTAAAGGGATGCCATTCTTAGAATGGAATTTCCATGTCATCGTAGTTGACATCGCTAGATTGCAATTCAGCAAATTGCGGAGACTTTTTTACGTTCTCTTGAATCCAGTCTGGCAAGTCGTTAAACGCATCCCAATTTGGTTCAGTCATGTCGAAATAGATGACATCATTAACCGGCTCTGGTTTGTCGTTGCGGAACTCTTTGGTGATTGGCTTTACATTTGCCACGTTCACATAAGTGCGCCCGTCTTTGGTTGTGTGAGTAACCGTGACCATGCAATATGCGCCAACAATCTTCTTGACCTCAAAACCCTCAAGCTCTGCTTGAGTAAATGGAACGCCGCGCCAAGACTCCAAATCCTTGCGCAGGGCCGATGTTTCAGCCAATGAAAGGGTGTATGTCTTACCAATGGTCATTTGCTTTTGAACGCCATCAATTTCAATTGTCATTGGTGTGCCGTCAGGCTCATAGCCAAGCAACTCCCACTGAATACGGACTTTGTGTTGTCCGGCGCTGTATTCTGTAACTTGGTCGCCCATGTCGGCAAACATATAGCATCGTGCAATGTGTGTTCCGATTGGTATTTTCTTGAAGTCTTTGCTTCCGTTGTCTTTTGCTACTAAAGCCATTTTGATTTCCTTTGTGATACCGCAATTAAAGGCTTGCGGAAACGCCTTTTTCCATCTGCTCAAGCAGATTTCTTTGAGCTTGCATGACTTTCTCTGCCTGAGCAAGAAGGTCGCAAAGCTCAAATACTGATGATTCAAGGTAGCCCACATGGAAGGCTAGTCGAGCATCTTGATTTTTGCTGTGATTGGTCGCCGCTGCTCGGGCTGCATCAATGACGATGAATGGACTCATACCGCCGTCCAGAGAACAACAAACGCAACAAACGCAACGGCAACTAGAATTTTTTTAAGTAGGTTCATGGCTCACTTGCCTCCTTGATTGCTTGTTCCATGTTTTCTTTGCAATATTCCTCAACCTCTAATCGGTCTTCGCTGGTAAGCTGCTCCCAAATGTCTTTCTTGTTGCGAATGACATAGATTTCCCAAAGGTCACGTTCGCCAACGGTTTTGTCGCCGGGGATGAAAGTGTAATTCACCAGAACGTCAGGGAACTGCTCTGTTGACCATTCCTCAAGATAATGCTCAAAGCTGCCTTGAAAGTTTTTCATTTCTTGGGCCATCCCAATTTTGTCAAGTCGGCCACCACGTTAGCCAATGCTGGCAAGTTGGCAACAGGTTTTTGCTCGGTTGGAAAATACTTTTTGAACTCAGGAAGCCTGTCGTTCAACTGTTTGAGCGTAGTACACGCTTCAATAGCGCCTTTGAGTGAATACTCGGCATCGCGAACAACTTTGTCTTCTGCTTCGTATTTTGCTTCCAAGGCTTTTAGAGCTTTTTCAGGAACATCCCCGCGCACGATTTCTCTGCTGTTGTAGCCATGACCGTTGTAAATTAAGCCCCCTACATGATATGTACGAAGGGCATCTGGCATAGATTTATACACTTTGCGACATTCTGGAGTCATCAATTTGACGACTGCCTCTTGCATTTCTTTGCGGCGTTTGTCTTTGTCGATTTTTGGCACATCGGCCATGATTGCTTTAACGATTGCTGCTTTATCCCATTTGGTAATTCTCATGTTGTTTCCTATTTTGTCGTCCCTATCGGACAAGCGTAGTATACACAGCTAAACAGTCGAGTAAAGTAATCCCGACTAAGTTGAAGGGTCTATACCAGTATAGGGAAATCAACTATAATCCAACACATGAAAAAACAAGACGCAATCAAGTTGGCTGGCAGTGCCATCAAACTCGCCAAAGTTCTCGGCATCACAAAGGGTGCTGTGTCTCATTGGGGTGAAGACATCCCAAAGGGGCGAGAGTATGAGCTTCGATACATCAAGCCCGAATGGTTCCAAGAGGAGAAAAAGAAATGAGCTATGCGCCAGAATCAGAAACAGATGCTTTGATTCAAGATGACAATAGAACCCCTGCTCAAAAGCAGTTGGACACAATGATTGCCCAACGTGACACCTTTGAGCAAGGGCAGGATGATTACCGCATCCTGTACCAAATCGCACTTGAGTTAATTGAAAAGGACATGAAATGAGCTACGCAGAAGTCGAAATGAAAGTCATCCAATGGTCGGAGGCTCGTAAGATTATTCCGAACAGCACCCCTATTGCTCAATGGAAAAAGGCCGCAGAGGAGCTAGACGAATTGCGTGATGCTTTGGTCAAGAATGACCTTGCAATGGCGATTGACGGCGTTGGCGATACCGTGGTATGCCTCATCAACATTTGCGCCTTGTTGGACATCAATCTGACTGAATGCTTGAAGGTTGCTTACGAAGAAATCAAAGACCGCAAGGGTACGATGAACGCAGAAGGCATCTTCGTCAAAGAAGTGTGATATAGTTTTTGAAACAGCGGCTAGGTCAGAAGTAATTAGCTGACCGAAAAGAGTTCCCCCCTTCTCCTGCCGATTGTTTCTTTCAAAGGGGTGCGTACAAGGTTTGGGGATGCACTACTACCAATTCAACATTGGTGACTACAAAAGTCACACGGAACACCTTTCCGAAATGGAAGATTTGACCTATCGACGACTGCTCGATTGGTACTACCTCCATGAAACGCCTATCCCGCTTGACATAACCGAGACTGCAAGACAGATTCGTATGCGTTCGCATAGCGATTGCATATCAATCGTATTGCAAGAGTATTTCGAGCGTACTGCTGATGGATGGATTCATCACAGGGCAAATTCTGAGATTTTGAAGGCTGGAGACAAGTCTCAGAAGGCAAGTGAGAGCGCCAAAGCCCGATGGAATAAGGAAAAGAATGCGAACGCATTGCCAGCGCAATCCGAAGGCAATGCTACACATAACACAAGACACAAGACACAGAACACAAAACCCAAAGATAAGGTCGCTGACGCTCCCGTTGTTTTGCCAGATTGGATGCCTTTGGAAACTTGGGCTGCGTATTTGTCGATGCGAAAGAAAATCAAGAAGCCAGCCACGGACTATGCGATGAAGCTCTTGGTTGACAAGCTGGCGAAGTTCAAGGCCAACGGTCAGGATGTCCAAAAGGTCTTGGAGAAGTCAATCACTGCTGGTTGGCAGGATGTCTTTGAAATCCATGACAAGCAACCGTTTACCAACAAGTTTGATGTAGCGCACACCACTACACCGCCGCCGCCAAACCAAGACGCTGCTCTCAAGAAGATTGCGGAAGACCGAAAGAAGGCTGTACCAATGCCTGCTGACATCAAGGCGAAGATGGCTGAATTGACAAAGGGGATGAAGGTATGACAAACAAAACTGCTTTTCCAAGCACTCAATATTGCAATGGAGTTTCGCCAAGTGGACACAGCGAAGGCATGACATTGCGTGACTATTTTGCTGCCAAGGCAATGCAAGGATTGCTTTCTAGTCCTAGAGTGCCGCTTGGAGGAAAAGAAGATGTCACCGATTTGCTAATTGCAAAGTTGGCATATGTAACGGCAGACGCAATGCTGAAAGCGAGGGAGGAATGATTGGCAACGAAAAAACAGAAAGAAGCCCCAAGACTGTTTGGGCCACCACTGGAGCGCCCAAGCACCTACAAAGGCGGAATAACCCAAGCGGAGTTGGAACACATGAGGGACTGCGAAGCCCGAGAGTGGATAAAACGATACAAGGACAAAGCGAAGACGATTGGTGCGAGTGGAGCTGCAAATTGGTGGCAAGACCACTTAACGGCAATGCAAAAAATCAGAGGCGAGTTCGCTACTTTGGATTTGAGGCGGCGCATGACTGAACAACAGAAACAGGAGAAGAAAAAATGAGTCCATTTGAAATTACGATTGCAATTACCTACGCAACTACGGCAGAAGATTTCCGTGATGGAGACTTCTCAGCTCCGGGTGCGCGTCAATCAATTGATTGGTTTGTAGAACTTGGATTCTTGCGTTTGGCCAAGCCAGAAGACAACGCGGGAACTATTTACGTTGCCACGGATATGTGCAAGGTATACGTTGATAAACTTTGTTCTATCGGAATCCCAAAACGAAAGTGGGTTTATGAAGATTGAACTCGACTTCCCTCCTGCCGAGCTATTCCCAAACCGCGCAAAGGGAACGCATTGGGCCAAGCTGTACCAAACTCGCAGTGACTACCGCGAAGGTTCTACATGGCTTGCCAAACACCAAATTAAAGATTGGAAGCATGACGGTGGAGACATTCGCCTCAAGCTGACATTCATCATGCCCGACAAACGGATGCGTGATGCTGATAACTGCCTTGCGGCAGCTAAAGGTGCGTTGGATGGACTGTCAGATGCCTTGATGGTGAATGACAAGTTCTTCCAACCCATCGAAATCCATCGTCAATTTGGCGATAAATCAACCCGTAAACTTATCGTGGAGATAGCATGACAATACAGAAGACTCTCAAACAGCGCCAAAAGACTCATGGCAGCTTTTCAACCCACGCTGTAATCAGCCAACAGCTCAAAGCCGTAATGCGTGAGCATGGCTTGCTTGAGTTGGCTCCAGACCAAATCGAAGCGTTGGAAATGATTGCTCACAAGATTGCGCGTGTACTGAATGGCAATCCAGACCATCACGACCATTGGCACGACATTTCTGGCTACGCTGAGTGCGCGGCTGAACGCTTGGAGTAATCCATGTGCGACAAGACAAGACAGACATACTACGAAAAATTGAAAGTGATGGGGTTCCCAGACCTCATTGCTGCTTCAATTGCGGCTCAAGCAAATTGTCCCAAAACCTATCAAGAAAGACGCTCTATGGAGTCTGTGATTTATTCATTCCGTGAATGGACAGACACCAAAGAAGGTGGCGATTTTTGGATTTGGTTTAAGAACTCACTGCCATGAAGTACAAGCTCTACGAAGAAAAGCAAGCCCACGCCACCATGTTGGCGGTCTGGAACATCATCAAGGAATCAATCTATGGCGGCAAGAAAGTCATATTGGAGGTCACAGAAGAAAAACGCTCTGACCCTCAAAATAAAAAATTCCACGCCATCATTAATCAGATTGCGAAGCAGGCGCAACACGCTGGAGCAACTTGGGATGTTGAAGATTGGAAACGGTTTCTACTCGACCAGTTTGCAACTGACCGTGGGATGGAGGGAGGCTCTGTGATTCAATCGTTGGACGGCCATCGAGTTGTTCAACTTGGCATCCAAAGCCGCAAGTTCACCAAGGCCCAAGGCGCTGAGTTCATCGAATGGCTGCTAATGTGGTCTGCAACCAACGGAATCGACATCAAAGAACCAGATTGGCAATAACTATGGTATAGTTATCTCAACCCAATCAAGGGTTACACAATATAGGACAAGATATGACAAAGTGGAAACAAAAACGCCGTGAGCGTGAACAGTTGGTTCGAGATATTGCTGTGGCATCTGCCCCTGTTTTCTTGAAGATGATTCTGGAGCAGTCAATCAAACATCATGCCAGCGAAAAACAAGCGCAAGAGCTTCGACAAACCGCCGCCGAATGTGCTTGGGCGCATGGGGAAATCATGGCGAGGGTTAAGCCATGAGCAATTGGCCTTTCCCACCAGCAACAGGCGCAGTTCCTTGGACTGCCAAACAAATCAAAGCGTACAACCAAGCGCAACGCGCACAACTGCCAGAAAGCCCTTTATGAACATTAAATCTCAAACAATGATTGACGTTATGCAAGCCATGATTGATACGGAAAACGTATGGCTAACGCAAAAAGACAGAAACATAGACGACTTGATTAACCCAAACGCTCCAGTCATCATTCAGATTGGCGACTATGGTTACGAAATTCAAAGCGTTGGCGGTGATGAAGAAGTTGAAGGGTTTGTCATCATGTGCAAAGAAAATCCCGTGTGCAAATGGGAAGGCATGGAGTGCATTAAGTTATGAGTAAAGAAGCAATGAAGCTGGCGCTTGAGGCGTTAAAAGACAATCAACATCTTGTAGCAGACAACGAGCGCCACGCTTATGTTATGGAATACAACCGCATCATTGAGCAACTAGAAGAAGCAATGCAGCAAGAGCAGGGTGAGCCTATGGGAACTTTGGCAGTTTTTGATGATGCCGAAAGCGAACTTGGTTGGTCATACGATATTTCTGCAACTTTTGAGCAGCATAAAAAACTAAGTAAGCTGAATGGTGCAAAGCTCTACACCACACAACAACAACGCAAGCCGCTGACGGATGAAACGCGCAACTGGATTGTGGCGACCTGCCCAACACCAAGACACATCATTGACGCTGTAGAGCGGATGCACGGCATTAAGGAGTAAGACATGAGAAAACGCTGCCGCCGCCGTGTGTGGTCAACCGACATTAACCCTATTGCTCATGCCATTGCTGGCGCTTGTGTTGCTGATGCCGCATCTTTGAACGACCTTCGGGTTGGTGAACTTCGCTCATTGGAAGCCATGAAGTCAGGTGAAGCTGGCATTCAGGAATGGCAAATCCTTGTGGACATGATGAACATTGCTGAAACAATGGGCAGGAATGGCATTGGCCCCGAAGTCTTGGAGCATTGCGAGATTGCCAATGAAGCCCTATATCGCGCTGCCAAACGATACCAAGCCACAAAATCAATGGGCTTGACGGGTGAAGGTCTGAAAGCATTGGGTGACATCATGGAATACCATGACCTCCAAAGAACAAGTGTCTCAAGGGCCAAGTACCAACAGATGATTGAGAAGACCCGTAACTACCTAAAGTCGCATGGCAAGTATGTGACGCACATTGAGTAAACCATGATTAAACGAAGATTTGTATTGATTCAAGGCGACCACATGGCCCTTTACCATGACTATCGTAAATTTGGGGTGTGGAAGTATTGCGTTAATGATGATGAAAATATTGCAGATCTTGTTGAACAAGTTAGGTTGTATGGTGTCAAAGCATGATGTACCCCAAGCATGAATACGTCCGTAGCCCCAAGCTGCTCAAAGCGGTAAGGGATTTATCCTGTCAATCCTGTGGCTCAGACTATGGCGTACAAGCTGCTCACACCAATTGGGGTGGAGGCAAGGGTAGGTCAATCAAAGCTGATGACAGCCACATTGCCGCCCTTTGCCCAACTTGTCACCACGCCATTGACCAAGGCAACCTATTGAGTCGTGAACAGCGTATGAAGCTATGGGTTGTCGCCCATTACAGAACCGTGAGAAAATTGACCCAATCAGGGATGTGGCCTGCCGAAGTCCCAATCCCATTCGACCCAATCTACGAGGAAATCTGGAATGAAGAAATATACAGCCAGCGTTGAAGCACAGCACAAGGGCGCAGACCCCGTGATGGATATGGTGATGTGCCTATTGCACAGCGTCACCAACGCTCACATCCTGCACTTTTCCACGACCAGCTACTCGGCTCACAAAGCACTCGAAAGTTTTTACGAGGAGATAGGGGGTCTTGTGGACGGATTTGTTGAGGCATTCCAAGGTAAGTACGGCTTGCTCACTGGCTACAAGTCTGACTATGTTGTGCCAACCGACCCTCTGACGTACCTTGTGTACCTGAAAGACGAAGTGGCAACACTGCGCCGTGAGCCTAAATTCCCACAGGACTCAGAGTTGCAAAACGAGGTGGACACCATTGCCAACCTTATCAACTCGACCATCTACAAGCTGCGCTTCCTCAAGTAATCATGCCATTGCGTCACACTAAAGCGGGATGGATGTGGGGAAGCAAAGGCCCATTTCCATCAAAAGCAAAGGCTCTGGCAGTTGCTAGGGCCGCTTACGCAAGTGGTTACAAGGGTGAGCAAAAAAATATTGAGCCACCTTTGGTGCTGGAATTTCAAAAAAAAGTTCCAGCCAGAAATTAAGCCTCCATTTTTTTTTCCAAAAACCTCGGGTGGAGGGGGTCAAAAAATAACCACAAAGACCACATATCCGAGTCGGAAATAGGGCGATTTAACCCAATATCCGAGTCGGAAATAGGGGAATTATTAACCCTACCCGAGCGCCTCGAATACCTAAAATCTCGGCCCGACATCCTCGGGAATGGGTCTAATCGAGCGAATAAGGCGAGATAAACCCGTCTTAATAGGTTGACCCATCTCAACCCCTCGAGGCCGTTCTAGGCCGTTTTCCCATCCCCTCAAAATCGGCCCGAATTAGGCCCGAAAACCTTAATTCGGTCAATCCCGACCGATTCCCCACCGATTCCCGACTGATTCGCCCATCCCTGCGCCCCTGCGCTGAAATAGAACGGGAAACCCTGAAAACGGGGTCGAATCGCTGCGAATTGGTCGGCCCATCCCATAAGGGCGAGCGCATTCCCGACCCCTAGGGGCCAAAAACGGAAACCGAAAACGAAAAAACCTAGGGGCCGACCGAGATGTGACTCTCAATCGACCCCTAGGTCTATTCGCTTTTTATGGATGAGCGGGAAACCTTAGATTTTTAGACGTTCATTCGTGGGATTTGGCGAACCTCGAATATCGTTCTAGAACGGCCCACGCCTCGGCGCGTTCGGTGGGCGATTCGGGTTTTCGACATCGGCGCATATATGCTCGGGACGCTAAAACGTGGCCCTCGGCCTCGGAGAATGCCACGATTGATTTGTCCCGCTCAACCTCATCGGGAAAGAATAGGACGGGACGGCCGGCCCCGTTGATTTGCTCGAATCGAATCTCAATTTTCATCGTCGCCCCCATAGGCTGATTCGATGACTCGGCCCGAATGGGCGCAGATTAGATTCTCGCCCTCCCAATGAACGAAAACGGCCTCGGGAGTCCATTCGCGCCCCGATTCCCTGCGAATCAATCGGTAATTTTCACGCGCCGATTGTGAGTCGATGACCTCGCCATCCCTCATAAGTAGGGCGCAGGGATAACCCCCCGGCCACGCCCACCCACCCGAACGAATGAAATTTTGAATGTCGGTTTTTTGCATTTTTAGACCCCTACTAATCGTTCATATATGAAACCCGAATCCTCGCTCGGGATGGAATCGCGCCTCGCTGCGAAAATTGAGACCTCGGCCTCTGCGCATAATTCAACGCGATATTTGAGGGGCATCATCTCCCATTGGGTCTGCGCCTCGTCCCATTCCAATTCGGAAAAGTGGGATTCGTCGAGGACGGGATAATCTGCGAGGGCGCAGGCCATCTCATCGGCTGCGAGGATGGCCTCGGCGTTCGCCTCATGGATAGCTATCCATTCGACCCACCCGACCGCCCAATGACGTTCGTGAACGACTAGAACGGAATCGGATTCGCCCCCGAGGGCGCGGAGGCCGCATTCAAAATTAGACCGGGTCAACGCATCGGAATCTCGGGATTGACCGATAAAAACGAAATATTC